GAATCCGAAACGGTCTGGAAATAGTGAATGGTCTTGCCGATGTTCACAGGAGTTGAGACGGACGCGGCCAGGTCGGAATAAACCGCCTGAAGATTCCGCTGCACTGTGATGGCTTCCATGTCCCACGATTTCCAAGTGTCGCGGGGTAGGGAATAGGCGTTGCCGACGAGAACGGAACTGTTCGCTGCGGCAAGCTGTTCCTGGTTCGCGGCGAAAGCGTCGCGGTTTGCAGTGACCGAAGCCCACTGTTCCGGCGTGAACCGGGCGCGGTGATCGACATCGACGCCGCCGGGGTGTTGCTGATTGTAAATAAACATTTTCTGAGCCCCTTAAGCCGCAGCGGTCATGAAGGTGTTGGCGATGCGAACATCGTTCAACGTACCTGCTGTGATTGCGCCGGCCGTGCCTTCAAAATAGGCGATGACACGTTCCGATGTGCTGGTCGCTTCGAGATAACCCGACGCGCCAACGGTGAGTGGAGCCTTCGCGGCATACGTCGCGCCGGCAAGTCGCACCTGGTAAACTTCACCCGGCCGCGGACGATACGCGACGCCCGAATCGCCGGAAGTGTAAGCCGTCGCGACGTCCTGACCCGCATAGTCAGCATTCGACAGGATCAACAGATCGTCCGTCAGGCTTGACGCGCTTGCGATGGTCAGCGCCGAAGCGCCTTCAGTGACGAGGACGCCGGGAAGATAAGCGCCGGCGACGGTCTTGTCAGAAACCGTTTCAGCCTGGTCCTTGATCGGACCTCGATAAATGACATTTGCCATGATCAGTTCGCCTTTCCGATTTCGTTCGGGTTGTACCAAGCTTCGTCGCCAGCGTTCGCCATGAACGCGCCAGCGGCGAGCGGTGCCGCACCCTTCGGCGCGGTCTTCGCAGCGAGAACGCGCGCGGCGTTCAGCGTCAGTTCGCCAGCTTCGGCTTCGGTCATGAGACCGGCCTTCACGATGCTGTTCACGAAACCGAGACGTTCCGCATCTTCAGCGGCTTTCTGGTTCGCGGCGAGCGTTGCCTGCGCTTCGGTGAGCGGCTTGATTGCAGCGTCGATTGCTGCAGGCATACCGTCGGCGAGCGCCTTCACGCTTTCCGCAAGGGTATTCACCGTCGCGGAAAGCGCTTCAAAGTCTTTCTTTTCCATGTCGATTTCCTTTTCGTTCATGGTTTGGGTTTCCCGCGTGATGCCTGTTACGGCTTCGGTGATAGCGGATTTAATTCGTTCCATGACGCCCGCTTTACGCTGCGACTCCACGGCACGAACGACGGATTCGACCGCCCAGTCAAGATCGCGTTCCGATTCAGTATAAAACGAATTCACGACCTCGATTTCTTCAGCGTCCCCCGACGCATTGACGAGCATTCCGACGCCCTGGTCAGGCGTGGCCGCTCCGTCTTCGTTCAACAGAATAGCGTCATGATCGAAAAACATATTCCGAGCCGAGCGTTCGCCGTTCACTTCGTCGAGTTCGCAGAACAGACCGGTCGACGTGTGAACCGGACCGCCCGCTTCGATCGCTGCGATCACTGATTTACCGTGTTCCGTCTGATTCGCGACCGCGACGTCAATGATCTTGTCGAGCAACACCCGCCCGCCTTCCTGACGAACGTTTTCGTTCCATGCGCCGATATAGCTCGCATTGATTCCTTCCGGATCCGACGCCGAAACGAACTTGCCGTTCACCTTCGGATGTCCGAACGGCGCCGGCTTGCGGTTCAGCGTCATGAATGATTTCGCGATTTCTTCAGCCGGGTATTTGATGCCGTTCATGACCACATCGTCAGGCAAGGTCGCGGACGGAACGACGAGAACGTCGCGCCCGTTGCGTTTTTCCTTGCGTACCGCCGCGACGTTCACCGCTGTCGTGATGTTTACCTGGATTTTTTTCGTCATGTTTCGGTGTCCTGTGCAGGCAGCGGGTCGAAGCCTATTGTTTCACGAATTTCCGCTTCGGTAAATACCGGTTCGATTCCACCCGATTGCGTCTGTTTTACGTTAATATCCGCCATTTTACCAGCGCGGTCGATTTTTTCCTGCATTGACGATTCGGTCAGATCGTCCCATTCGATCGAATATTCGTCGCCAGCTTCAGGGAAAACACCGACCTCGACGAGACGTTCAACGATTTTCATGATGTTCGGTTTCACGACGTTCGAGCGCCGCGACATATTCGTCACGGCCCATTCGTCGGAATCCTCTTGACTGGCGCGCTCGCCCGTCTGCATTCCGACGAGGATTTTCAGCGGCATTCCGATCGACGCCGCGAACGGCTGCAGCGCGACGTTCACAAACTCGCCAGGTGTCGGGAGTGTGACTGAAATCGTTTCGGCGGTGATACCCTGCAGCATCAGCATAGCGTCGAAACCTTGCTGCCAGTCGGAAACCTGATCGTCCATCGCCTGCGCTAGACCATCCGCAGAAACACCCATCGCAGCGGCCATCTTTTCGCGCGTGGCGTCTTTGTCGACGGACAGGACCGGCGCGGATTTCGCGTTTTTCCAGAATCCTTCACCGCCCGCGCCGATCACTTTTTCAGCTGTGATCAGATCGTTATAGCCTGATTCGAGCATCGACGCGCCAAACGTCGAGCCATCTTCGGACCACACGAACACGCGATCCGGGTGACAGTCAAACTGTCGCGTCTGATTCGATCCGCTGACGGACGATTCGATGAACATGAACATCGTCGGCTTGCCGTAGTTCAGCGACGTTTCGTCCTGATCCCATTCGCTGACGATCAATTGACCTTCCCACGCGGGGATAATCTCGACGAGCCCGTTCAGGCCCGACATGACGCGATCGACCGGTTCGTTGAATCGCTTTCCGTCAGCGAAACGGAAAATGACGCCGGCATATTTCCCGACGAGCGATCGACGATCCGATTCGGCGAGAACTTGCCAGAACCGGAGACGTTCGAAAAATGCGTCGAAATTTTTTTCAAGCGGTGTCACGTCGTCGGCGTCGTCGTTTTCCTGAAGATATGGATTCGACTGCCAGGTTTTACCGATCGTCTTGTTCACGGCTGCTTTCGCGAAACCGTTGCGTCGATACATCTGGTAAAAATGCTGAAAGGTGAGCGTCTTCGGAAAACCGAAATCGATGTAATGGTCACGCTTCGTCGAGGTTTGAAAATACCCCGGAAACATCGATGAAAGGTCGCGCGTCACTGTCATGCGCGCGACACTATGTGGAAATCAGCGAAACGTCAATAAGAAAGCCGCCACGTGGTTTCGAGTCACGCGACGGCTTGAAATAGTGTTGCGGCGTTGTGTTGTTTAGCCCTCCTTGTTGTTTCCGTATTTGCAGACTACAATTAACAACATTTAGCCGTCAAGCGGATTTTTCCGACCAGCTTCGAAAGCCGCTTCGAGTGCGGCGCGGATCTGCCAGACCGCGACGTCGTGGAAATCGAGCGAATCGCTGTTGCGCGTTTCGAGTGTTTCGAGGTTCAGCGTTTCCGCTGCGATTTGTTCGATGGTGCGGGTCATATCCGTGCTCTCCGTTGCGTTTCTATGATCTGAACATACAAGCAAGTTGTACGGTTGTCAACACTACCGGCTTCGTTTTTTCAAAAACATTGCGACGGTCAGCGTCGGCGTTGCGAGTTCGTTGAACGCCCGAGACGCCGCGTCGATCTGGTCAAGAAACTTTCCGTTCGGAAAATTCGCCGCTTCATCGAGGAAATCTTCGTTCCAATCGCCGACGAGAATATCGACGTTTCCAGCTTCGGCTTGTGCGGCGAGCGGTGAAGCGCGCGTGACTTTATCGCCCGTTTCCGGTGACGTGTGAACGTCGAACCCGGCGAGGTCTAGCGTCATTTCCTGCGCTTGTGCTTTACCAGCCTGCCCCGGATCCTGCGGGATACTGATTCGAGTGTCGATCGTATCCGCCGACGCGGTGTTTCTGATCAGCGTCCGAACGCCGTGCGGCGACAGCTGATCGCGAGTCGCGTTCGCAATGATGAATCGCCCGTCCGGATATCGCCCGACCTTGACGCCGGCTGTGTACGCGCTCGACTGTGTGGTCGACGCTGCCAGATCCCATCCGCGAATAAACTTCGTCCCGGACGGTACGGCTTGCACAGTACTGAACCACGATCGTTTGAACAATCCACCGTCACGTGGTGCCGGCCGTTGCTGAAGCTGCCCTGCGACGGCGTAGCTGCCCATCGTCGACTTCAGGTCATCGACTTGTTTCTGACCGAACCGTTCCGGGAATAATAGTTCACCATCTTCGGTACGCGGATCCGTGAAGCCGATCGACGTGCTGCAGCGGCGATCCGGCTCGAATTCCATCGGTAAACACAGATACTCATAATCGAGTTTTTTCGCCAATATCAGCCCGGACGTGTCGCGCTCGTTCAGCCGCTGCATAATCACAATCTTCGCTGAAAATTCGTTGTTCAGTCGAGTGGGCAAAGCTTCGGTGAACGTGATTTCCGCGGCGTATAACGCCGCGTCAGAATTCGCATCATCCACGGATAGCGGATCGTCGAGAATCACCCGATCGCCGCGCGAACCGGTCATCGATGTGAACGCCATCGCTTCGCGAAACCCTGTCGCGGAATTTTCAAATTTCGTTTTAGCGTTCTGATCGCTCGTCAGCTGAACCGGCCACCGCGCCTGATACCATGCGGACTGGATCAGGCGTCGGCATTTCAGATTGTCACGCACCGCCAGGTCTTGCTTGTGCGACGTCCCGAGATATCGAATCTCCGGTCTGCCGCGGGGTCCCCATTCCCACGCCGGCCAGATCACGCCGACGAGTAGCGATTTCATAGTTCCGGGTGGAACGTTCATCAGCAACGAAAGAATTTCACCGCGCGTGACGGCTTCGAGATGATCACACATTGCGTCGAGCGCCCACCCCCATTTGAGCGGCGTAGACGGTTCGAGAACGTGCCAGGCTTCTTTTGCGAAATTCGCCAGCGACCGCTTCGAATATTCGCGTTCGATCGCGATGAATTCAGCGGGTGTTATCATGCACGTTTGCGCGCGGCCATGAGTTCAGCAATTGCCGCGTCGGAAAGCGCCGACGGGTCGAACGCGATGTCGACAGGCCCGCCGCCCGGTCCGGAAATTTCGTTCGAAACACGTTCCCGGTATTTATCCGGCCGATGGCCCTTCAGCAAGATTTCGAGCATCCGATCCGAGTATTTCGTGCTGACCGTGATTTTTCCGCCCGACACAATCGTCTCGTCATAGCCTTCAGCGCCACGTCGCCAGGCTTCGCGTTCCAGCTTATCAACCGCCTCCGCTTCGGCTTCGAGCCACTCAGCCATGAACGTCGGGTCAGCAGCACGCCATTCGTAAGCAGTTGTTCGCGCAAGGCCGGATGCTCGACAAGCTTCGGCGACGTTGCAGTATTGACGCAGCACATCGAGGAAAATATGTCGCGCGCGATCTGTCCGGGTATTTCGCCGCAAGCCCTGCTTAATATCAGCCCCCGGCGGCAATTTAACGTTCATGATTAACCCTTCCGTAACTTCTGACCCGTAAACTCAGCATATCAACCATATCGGAGACTGTCATGCTGAAAACACTAATCGAATTCGCCGTCATCGTTTCGTTCGTTTCGTCAGTCGGGATTATTGCGGTTTCACTGGCGTAACCGGATCTTGCTCATAATAGTTCAGAGGCCCGCAGGTTCGCACTATTTTAGCCTGATTCCAGACGCCATGCTTATTAAGCCTGTTCAACAAAGGAACTCCTGGCGGTAAACTGATTTTGAAAGTATACACTCTTGAACCGTCCAGCTGTGATTCAACGAGACGGATGTATTTATATCTTTCAATGGATTCGTTAACCTT